TGGCCATGTCGGCCATCACCGGCCTGGTCGATGCGCTGGCGGGGAAGTCTAACACCGGTCACGTCCACTCGGGCGCGGACATCACCTCGGGGACGGTGCCGCTGGCCCGGCTTCCCAACATCCCTGCCAGCCAGACGAACAGCGGCGTCTTCGATGCCGCCCGGATCCCGGCGCTGGCCATGTCGGCCATCACCGGCCTGGTCGATGCGCTGGCGGGGAAGTCTAACACCGGTCACGTCCACTCGGGCGCGGACATCACCTCGGGCACGGTGCCGCTGGCGCGGCTCCCCAACCTTCCGGCCACCCAAACCAACAGCGGCACCTTCGACGCTGCCAGAATTCCGGCCCTCGACGCGAGCAAGGTCAGCACGGGCGCCTTCGATCCGGCGCGGATACCCTCTCTCGATGCTTCGAAGGTCACCTCCGGCGCCTTCGACCCGGCCCGCATTCCCAATCTGACCACGTCCAAGATCACGGACCTGCTCGATCTGGTGTGGCCGGCTGGAAAGCTGCACCTGTTCGATATGGCGGCGGTCCCGGCGGGCAACCGCTGCCTCGTCGCCAACGGCGCGGTCGTGTCCCGCACCACCTATGCCCGGCTCTTCGCCGCCATCGGCACCCGCTATGGCGCCGGCGACGGCGCGACCACCTTCCAGATCCCCGACTGGCGCGGCGTCTTCTTCCGCGGTCTCGACAATGGTCGCGGCCTTGATCCCGGTCGCGGGCTTAGCACCGGCACCTATCAGGCCAGCCAGAACCTGCAGCACCGCCACTCGGTGCCCACCCGCAGCTCCAACGGCACGGATGAGGGCTATGTCGAGGACACCGACTCCGGCGGCCTCGTGCGGACTGTTTTCACGGCATATGAGGGCGGCAGCGAGGCCCGCCCGATCAACGAGGCCCTTCTGGCCTGTATCTCCTACTGAGGCGCGCCATGCTGATCTATCACTATGACCCCGCGACGGGCCTCTACCGAGGGGCAGGGATGGCCGAAGCCGATCCCATGGAGCTCGAGCTGGCGCGGCAAGCTGCCTATGATCCGCTGGCCGCTGCGGCGCATGAGGCCTACTCGGCCGCATACCACGAGGCCATGGCAGACTTTGCGACCGCCCCGCGGGCAACCCTCGACCAGCTGGCCCAGGCCGAGCAGGATCTGGACGCCGCGATCGGGCTGGCCATGCAGATCCGTGACGCCGCCCTGGCCGACGCCGCGGCCGCCGCCGCCCGGGTGAGACCCGAGCACTGGCTGATCCCGGCCAACGCCACCACGGTAGCACCGCCTGCCTTCAGCTTCGATGAGGAGGTCGTCTTCGAGGAGGGCGTCTGGAATGTCCGCCCGGCCGCTGCCGGCGATGATGATCCCGACCTCGAGCCCGACGAGGTCGTGCTGGCGCAGGCGGTCAGGTCCGACAGGGCCCGCCGCATCACCCGGGTCCGCTGGCTCATCGACCGGCACCGGGACGAGGTGGCGCTAGGCATCACGACCACACTGACGGCCGAGGACTATCAGACCGTGCTGCGCTACATCCAGGACCTGCGCGACGTGCCGGAGCAAGGTGGCTTTCCGCACACGATCAGCTGGCCCCAGCTGGATGAAAGCCTGACCGCCATAGGCTGACCGCCTTTTGTGCCGTGCGGTGCTGACAACACCACGGCCCTGCGAACCGTCGCGGCCTGCGCCATCGTCCGCAGCCTATGACCCGGCCCGCCAGCACCCGTCAGGACTCCGATCCCGATCGCACGATCGGCGCGCTTCTGCGTGTCGGCACGGTCCAGTCCGTCGACCTCGAGGCCGGCAAGGTCATCGTCGCCATGGGCGACCAGACCACCCCGCCGATCGACTGGCTGATGCCGGTCGGCGACACCACGCTCTGGATCCCGCCGACCGTGGGTCAGCAGGTCCTGGTCCTCGCGCCCGAAGGCGACATCGAGCAGGCCATGGTGCTGAACGGCCTGCCGTCTTCGGCCTTCGCGCCGCTGTTCCTCGGGCTGGTCAATACCATCCGGTTCAAGGATGGAGCCCAGGTCTCCTATGACCCGGAGGCCGAGCGCCTCGAGGTCAACACTCCGGGCAGCGTGAGCATCACCGCGCCGGGCGGCGTCACCATCGTCGGCGATACCACCATCACCGGCAATGTCTCGATCGACGGCGACACGGCGATCACCGGCAACACCGTGGTCGATAAGAAGGTGACCGCCACCGAAGACGTCGTGGTCGCCATTCCCGGCGCACCCAAGAGCCTCAAGGCGCACGTCCACACCGGCGGCACTATCTCCGGCAAGACGGGAGCGCCCGTATGACCGGCCAAGGATATGGCATGTCCCGTTTCACAGGCCGGGCCATCGACAGCCGCAGCGCCGAACATCTCGAGCAGTCGATCGGCGACATCCTGACGACGCCCGAGCGGAGCCGCGTCATGTTGCGGCCCTATGGTTCGCGGCTCCCCGATCTGGTCGACCAGCCCGACAACCCCCGCACGCGCCTGGCCATCTATGCCGCGACGGCCATGGCCCTGTTGCGCTGGGAGCCGCGCGTGCGCCTGACCCGCGTGACACTCGAGCGCCCACGGCCCGGCGCCCTTTACCTCCGGATCCTCGGCAAGCGCGTGGATCTGCCCCGGCCCCAGGGCTTCGACTTCGCCTATCCGCTCTCCCCCTCCCGATCCGCCGTCTGATCGCCCGCTTCTCAGCAAGGAAACCCCATGGCCCTGACCCCTCGCCCCCACGGTGTTACCCTCACCGCCGCTGCCCTCGGCGCGGTCGCCCTGATCGTCAATCCCCTGTCCGTCTGGGGCATCGTTGCCACGGCGCCTGATGCGGTCGGCCTTGACCTCAACACGCCCATCCTCGTCCAGGACCTGGAGGCGACGATTGCCGCGGCCGGCGCGGCGGGCACTGCTTCACGCGCGCTTCGTGCCATCGCCGACTTTGGCCGCTCGACCGGCGTCCTGATCCTGGTCGAGGAAGGGGAAGGCGTCGATCCTGAGGACATCGCCGCCGATCAGGCCGCGAACGTCATCGGCGGCCTTCAGGCCCTGCTCCTGGCCGAGCAGACCGTGGCGGTCCGCCCGCGCATCCTGGCTGCGCCGGGTCTGGACGACGCCGCAGTCACCGCCGCCATGGGCGTCGTTGCCACCCAGCTGAGGGCCATGGCCTATGCCCGTGCCGAGGGTGCCACCCCGGCCGAGATTCACACCTATCGCCAGACCTATTCGACCCGCGAACTGATGCTGATCGACGGCGACTTCGACGCCTTCGACGCCCTGGCCGAGGCCGAGGTGGTCAGCTTCGCCACCGCCCGCGCAGTCGGCGCGCGCGCCTGGCTGGACCGCGAGGTCGGCTATCACAAGACGATCTCCAATGTGGCCGTGCCGGGCGTACTCGGCCTGACCAATCCCCGCACCTGGGATCTGCAGTCGGCCGACACCGAGATCGGCCTGATCAACGGGGCCGACGTCACCGGCCTGATCCGCCGCAGTGGCTTCCGCTTTTGGGGCAACCGCACCTGTTCGGATGATCCGCGCTACGCCTTCGAGAGCGCGGTCCGGACTGACCAGGTGCTGCGCGACACCATCGCCGAGGGCGTCTTCCCCTACATCGACCAGCCGATCCGCCAATCCCTGGCGATCGACATCATCGAGAGCCTGAATGCGCTGGGCCGTCGCGAGGTCCTGGCCGGTCGCCTGATCGGGTTCGAAGCCTTCCTCGCCGAGGGCAACACGCCCGAGATGCTGGCCGCCGGCAAGCTGAAGATCGGCTACCGCTTCACGCCCTGCGCCCCGCTCGAGGAGCTCGGAATCGGGCCGGAGATCACGGACGAGTTCTACGCCGACTTCGCCGAGCTGGCCGGCGCCGCCTGATCCCCTCGAAACCCTGAGCCCCCCTTAAGCGCTCCGCGCGCCCCTTCATCCAGGAACACCCGCCATGCAACTGCCCCGTCAGCTCAAGGATATGAACGTCTTCAACGCCGCGAACTCCTTTGCCGGTCAGGCGATGAAGTTCACCCGGCCCAAGCTGGTCATCAAGACCGAGGACTATCGCGGCGCCGGCATGCTGGGCACCGTCAAGCTGGACATGGGCCTCGAGGCGATCGAGGTCGAGCACGAGTACGGCGGCGACATGCCCGAGCTGAACCGTGAGTTCGGGACGACCGACATCGATGGCAGCCAGCTGCGTTTCGCGGGCGCCTATCAAAACGACTCCACGGGCCGCTATGACGACGTCCAGATCGTGGTGCGTGGCCGGCACATCGAGATCGATGCCGGCACCGATGAGGTCGGCGCCAAGTCGGGCACCAAGTACAAGACCGCCTGCACCTATTACAAACAGACCCGCAACGGCCGCGTCGAGTTCGAGATCGACATGATCGCCGGCACCTTCCTCGTCGACGGCGTCGACCGCCGGGCCGAGTTGCGCCGCATCGTCAACTGATGACGGCCGGGCGCTCCCTTCCCCCGATCGCGGCCGCGCTCCAGCGCCAGCGCCAGGATGACCTTGCCCGTCGTCAGGCCGCCGATCGTCACTTCGACCGCTTCCAGGCCGCGCTGACGCGGCGAACTCGCCGGGACCCTTCCAATGACCAAAGCCTCTGACCAAGCGCCTGCTACTGACACCCCGAACGAAGCCGTGCCGTCGACTTCGTCGGCTGAGAAGCCCCGCTCGGGTGTTGATAAGACTGGCCGCCCCTGGGCCCTGGTGACCCTCGACAATCCCCTCGAGCGCGGCGGCGACAAGATCGTCGACGTCACCGTGCGCAAGCCGAAGGGAGGCGATCTTCGCGGCGCCAAGCTGACGGACCTCTATTCGGCCGACGTGGTCGCCATGTCGATCGTCCTGCCGCGCATCACCGAGCCGATGATCCACCGCCAGGAATTCATGGACATGGACGGAGAGGACATCGCCCAGCTGGCGGGTGAGGTGATCAATTTTTTGCTGACGAAGTCGCAGCGTCGGGAAGCCTCCCTGGCCGAGTAGAGGACGCCTTCGCGGACATCATGTTCGTGACCCATGGCTGGACCCGGGC